CCGTGAGGGGCTCTCTTTTCTCGCATCAGTTGATGCGGGACGATAGCCTGGAGAACATCATGCCGCGCGTACGTGTTACGGATACCCGTGTGCCTTCCAAAGTGACGATTGAGACGTGGGATCCCGGAATGACCAATCATACGGTCTCCGTGGTCGCTACACCTAGTCGTTACCAAAGTGGAAGGCTCAAGAAAATCACTGACGGTACTGTTAACAAGTACTTCTCCCAGATTAAGAAGGGAAAGGTATTCTTTAACGCCGTCGAAATTCTTTCGAGTGAGATTCAGGGTTCCTACGGTAGTTGGCACGTTGGCCCCGATAATGATTGGGGTTACCGTACTATTACCGGCAGCACAGCGGCAGAGGCGCACATCGATATCCAGAATCGGATACCGGCGTACTTCTCAAATGATGTCACCAATGCTAAGGGACGGGCCCTCATCGAAGCGTATGCAAAGATGAAGTCGCCCGACGTTCTCTTGAGTGTTTTCTTTCAGGAGCGCGAAAAGACCCTAAGTATGGTACAAAGGCCCTTCCGTAAGGCGTTAAGCATACTGGATAAAGCAATTTCCAGGAAAGCGAGACTCCTCTCGTTAGGATATAGCGCGGTGCAGGCGTTCGAAAGCGCCTGGCTTGAAACCCGCTATGGCTGGAGGCCAACTATGTACGACCTATGGGGAATCGCGAAAGCGGCTGCCCATGAGAAGCCCATAGCTGGTACTAGGCTCATCGCACGCGGTGGTAATCGTCTCAGTTGGAAAAAGACTGAGACGAGCCAAGGATCGTTCGGTGGCCTTTGTGATCGGACCTGGGAAAAACAATCCCGGATTTCGGCTGGAGTGATGTACGCTCCAGACGAGATGACTGATCTGGACTGGAAGCGGCGCTGCCTCGGGCTTACGCTCGATAACGTGCCGTCCCATGTCTGGGAGGTTGTTCCGTTCAGCTTTGTGGTGGATTGGTTCCTTAATGTCGGTCAGTGGCTTCGTGCCTCTGTCCCCGACCCACGGATATCAATCTTGGGAAATTGGGTCAGCGTCGTCGACGAAATCAAGCAAACAACAAAGATGCTTGCTATCCGAGACACGTTGGGTACACCTTCCCATACGGCCTACGTACTCTACGATGGGGATTATTATCAAATCATCGATAAGAATCTCACTCGTGAAGTAGGTCTACCGCTGAGTGGCACACCGTTGACAGTTGAGACACCGCTGTCATTCTCCAACCTCCTGGACGGACTGTTTCTTCTCCATGGTAACATCCTGGATAAGTTCAGGCGTTTCCGTCTCTAAACCAACCTCAAACTGAAGGTGATTTATGGGCATCAGAACGATGACCGTGAAAACGGGCGCAACCATGGGCCCCACTGGTGGTACCGATCTGGTCTTTGCCGATGATGGCACGACCGTCCAGAACGGAGTTCACATTGTGGTCCCCGCAACGGCGGACTACCGTGTTCGGGAAAACGCCACGGTGAAATACCGTGCGCCTACCCTGAACTCCGATGGTTCCTACTCGAAGGATAAGAAGAGCATCACGTATGTGGTGCCGATCATTCTCGCGAGCGGGAAAGTCGCGTTCAATACGATCCGTGTTGAGCGCGAGTGTCACCCCGAGTTCAGCGCAGCGAATGCGGCCAACTTGAACATCATTGGTGCGCAGCTGCTTTGTGACTCGGAGGCGGCAAACTTCTGGTCGACCGGCTCCCTCTCTTAATCGAGGGGGAAACCCATGGAACATTATGGGTTCTCGCTCTCTAGACGTCCTTATCGGAGAGTTTATCATGAAGAAAAGATCAGAGAGACCGTACTCTGCAGATCGCTTGATGCGAGGTCTTGCATCGGCGCTTGCCAGAGATTTCCGGGACAATATCAAGGTGAAGAACCAAGCTGTCAATATCGTGCATTGCGTCGAGCACGAGAATGTAGGTTCAATCCGCGGTATTGAATGGGATCTTGGAAGCTGTACTGATCCGTATGCATTCAAGTGTACGTACCAGATGGCTTCCTTGTTCAAGCGATACAGGTTCGAAAAGGACCTGTTGTCATCGACCCAGTTGGAAGAGGCTGCTGAAAAGCAGTTCTTAGACAACCAGGATCGCCTCGCGTCTCAGGACTTGACGTCACTGCCTAGCTATATGCAGTGGATCTTGTTCCGGGCGCGTGGGAATTGCCATCAAATACTTGGCAATTATGACCTTGAGGAGCATTTCGCTCTATCCCGTTTCGGGAAGAAAGCCAGTGTAGGGATCCCCCATCGCAAGGCTTGTGAAGCCGAGCGGTGGGAGTGCCCGATATCTGGTTCCGTGGATCATATCTCGTGGTTCAAGGACGTTGTCTTGTCCGAGGACGTGGGTGCACTTAACTATGTGTGCTCACAGGCGGGGAGTAAAGATGCCCCGTTTAGCGAGGTTGACACGCTGGCTCTGTCTTTTGTCCCAAAAACGTTTAAATCGCTGCGAAGCATAATGCCTAACACAACGATCGGCACGTTTTATAGTGACGGTCTTGGAAAGGTAATCGCAAAGCGGTTAAAAGCGGCGGGTTACGACATCGCGGTCCTGCAAAGGATTCACGGTGAGTACGCCCGACTGGGCAGCATAACAGGGAAACTTGTAACTGCTGACCAGAGCCTGGCTAGTGATAACATTACACTAGCCCTTGTCAAGGCGATCGTTCCCTCCCAATGGTTCGAAGCTCTGAACCTAGGGCGGATCGATCAAGTAAAGCTTCCGTCAGGCAGGATTGTCAAAACACCGACTTTCTGCACGATGGGAATCGGCTTTACCTTTCCGCTTCAAACGTTGATCTTCTTGTGCCTACTCAAGGCTGTGAACGATGCTTATTCTTGCGGCCGCTCCATTGTGAGTGTCTACGGGGATGATCTTGTTTACGGAGTCGAACTTCATCCTTTCGTGACAAGGGTCTTCGGACACCTATCATTGAAGATAAATGAGGATAAGACTTTTGCCTCAGGTAGCTTCAGGGAGTCCTGTGGAGCTGACTACTTCGCAGGAGTGGACGTCCGCCCGTTCCAACCAAGGAATGAGCGGGGTTCGTTCATGGACCGCAAGGCCTATGAGCAGTTTCTTTACGTTCTTATCAACGGTCTTCGCCGTCGTTGGTGGGACGTTGAGGTTCCCCTCGCGCTTGATCTGCTCCTTCGGGAGGCCTCGGATGTGTCCCGCGGTATTTTGCGGGTACCTCCGGATTTTCCGGATACAGCAGGTGTCAAGTGTCAGAGTCCATTTGATATGTTAGGTTTAACATATCAACTTTCGCCGATGAAGTTTGGAAAGCACGGACAGGTCTCTTTCAAATACAGTCGGTTTATACCTGCTGTTATGAAGGAAACTCGTCATGCCCCATACCTCTGGCGGAAACTTGGGGATGCTCAGCATATTGGTCACTTTCATGATCAGTCTGCTTCTCATCCTTTTGATGGCTCTAAATCTCGTAATCTCCTCAAAAGAATCGAGGGGCTCACGGGACTACCAGAGCGGCTACCAATCTTCCGGTATGTCGCCGAGGCGGAACGAAAAGGATCACCCTCAAGAGTTCGAAGGCGATCCCGCTCAGTGAGAGACTGCCCGGTTATTCCCGTTTCTGGGAATGCCGGTAGAATCGTGAGACAGACTGGTATCTCAGTTCATTGGATACCAAGGTCGGCGCAGGAAAGTTAATTTCTCTTCCTGTTCCGAATTTCCCACAGTTCCTTCGTGGGGG